CCAAGGAGCATGAGGTCCACGATACCCTGCGTAACCGAGACGCCATGATCGCCAAGGCGCAAATAAACAACGGGTTCAGCCTGGAGTGGAAGTCCGTTGAAAAAACGGTGTTCTATCCGGGAATGTCCGGACCGATCACGGTCAAGGAGCCGATGCCTGAGGTGAGCTACTCGCCGCCTGCTGATTTCAGCCAGCCGTTGCCGACTGCACCGAGCGAACATCCGGTGTGGAAGACGGTCCGCAGTGTCGCAAAGGACGTTAAGGATGGAACTGTTATCGGTCTCGGAATCAATGCCGCCGACAATGTTTTCTCGGCTGCTGTGGGCAAACCGGATAACCGCTACAGCGGTGACGTGCAGTTTAACCAGAGCCACAACCAGGGCGACGGCACTGGCCCTGTGACCAATACCACCTATCCACCGGCAGAGTCCGTTAAATGAAATATTATCGCGGCTATAAATTCGTCTGTGCTGAAACATTTTCGGTACAGACGGACATCCTCGGTTTTACAATCAAGGACACGCTCACCGACCTGCAACCGGACGGTAAACTCACAATCCAAAGATGGTATCCTTGGGACGGCAACAGCGGTCCGTGTGTCGATTGCAAGTCATCAATCGAGGCAAGCGGCGTCCATGATGTCCTCTGTGACTATATAAATATGGGTTGGCTGCCGGACTACCTGCAGCCGATCGTAGACCAGGAATATTATAGGATAGCCGTGAGCAAAGGCATGTGGTGGCAGAGAGCGAGGGCCAGAATGTTGGCGATCCGGTGGTACATGACCGGTAAAGGCGCAAAGCGATATACAAGGAAAATTCTCGAAGCGTAGAAAAACGGACGGGACGGGGATGTTGATGCATCCCCCAACCACTCGACCGTGTAAAGGCACGGAAGGGGTCGACAGGGTTCACCTGCTTAGTCCCGATGCTGGGTAGCACGCGGGGAGTTGTAGCAGATGAAGCTGTAAATTAAAAGGCAAAAGATGAAAGGAGTTATCCCCTATTTCGGCGGCAAATCTCGACTGGCAAAAACCATTATCAATAAAATCCCTGAGCACACCTGCTATGTAGAGGTATTTGCCGGGGGAGCGAGTGTATTCTTTTCAAAAGAACCATCACAAGCAGAAGTTTTAAATGATCTCGACAGGGACTTGGTTACCTTGTATCGAGTGATCAAGCATCATCCCGAGGAACTTTACAGGCAGTATAAATTCAGTCTAGTTTCCCGGTCTGAATTCGACAGAGAACAACAGGTCAACCCCGAGACCCTCACCGATGTACAAAGAGCGGCCCGTTACCTGTTTCTGCAGAAGTGCGCCTTCGGTGGCCATATAACAGGACAGACTTTCGGAGTGTCTACAACTGGCAGACCTCGGTTTAATCTCCTCACTTTGGAGTCCACTATAGAAAAAGCATGGCAGCGCCTTGTACACGTCCAGGTCGAATGTAAGGACTTCCGTGACCTCATCCCCAGGTATGACCGACCACACTCTTTCTTTTTCCTTGATCCGCCGTATTGGAAGATCCCAGGCTATAAGCATGATTTTGCCGAACAGGATTTTTATGACCTCTGTGATATTTTAAAAGGCATCAAAGGCAAGTTCCTCATGACCATCAACGATACGCCTCGAGTCAGAGAAATATTCAGTGGCTTTTTGATTAAGGAGGCTACCCTGAAATACTCATGCTCCTCATCAAAAGAAAGCAGGGCGAAGGTAAGGACTGAGCTTCTAATTTCGAATTACAATTAGCCGTCAGTGGACTATACGGTAGGCCGGGAATGTCGCAGCGCAGCCATTGGGAAGTTTCTACGTTTACATGCAAAAGTTTCTACGTTTACGCGAAAGCTTACAATAGCGGGGGGCGTCAAGTGGTGGGGGACAGTGTGGGGGAAACCAAACAGGCACTTACCTCAAAATGAAGTAAGTGGCTGTTATTATTGGTACGCCCGACTGGATTCGAACCAGTGACCTACGGCTTAGAAGTTACTCGTTTATCATTATATCTATCTATATTTGCGACATATTTTGATCTTATAAAACGACTACTGTAGTCACGCGACTATTTCTTCTTTGGTGTTTTTTTCGGGTTAATTTCAGCAGCATCAAGGGTTGAATTGCTTTTTGTTTGCGCTTCAATCAAACCAATTTTATTTACCCCCAACATAACCCCAGGGACTTTAGAGTCGTCTGTGGGCCCCACTGCCCCAAAACCGAAGCTAAACTCAACGGCAAGATCATAAAGTCCTTCGTTTAGGCCATAATGTTTTACTAGCAATTCACCTATTTCTGCCAAGGTCAGGGGTTCTTTGACATGCTGCATGCTATTTAAATTAGTTGGTTGCATTGGCTGTCCTTATGGCTGAAAAAACTGGAGCCTGAACCCCTGTTGCGAGTCCCGTACCCATTCCTTGATTCTCTGCAGTAACAAGAGTGTAGTGGTAATGGTTGGTCACTCCTGCGGAGGTGACGTATGCGGTTAGTGCCCTGACTGCGATGTCATTAAGATAAACCCCTTCCGTCTTTGCCCTCAATATACACTTCTTGTGGAGATCTGGGCTAACTCGCACGTTAAAAACACCTTTGAGGGGCTTTTGAGGTTCTTTCCCTATTTCCTTACATGTCTCCAGGTAATCATCAACAGCCTCCTCAAAAGCATGTTGAAGTTCTTCCGGAGTTCGGGCTTCGTATATTATCAAGTCGTTGACAAAAAGAATTTTCCCCCTACACACGCACCTATCCATATCGATTTCTGCGGTTCCTTCATATTCTTTGTATCGTAAAATATTCATCATGGTGATCACCTATTTTAATCCGTACATTTTAAGATGTTCGACCAAATCAACAGCGCACCCCTTGTCAATACATGGGCTTGGGTGTGGCTGATGGCATAAAAACAACGCGCCTGTCTCTTGATGGTAAAACTTCCTGCTCGATCCGCCTCGGCTTTTTAGCATTTTGTAGCCAATAGACTCGAGGTAATTTTTTAGCTCAGACCATGTAATATTCGCCGGAGGTGGATGGGAAAATAGCTTATCCCTCGTTTTCTTGTGTTTAGCCATATTAGCAGAAACTCACCGAGAAGTGTAACTAAAAAATAGTTACGATTAACATTGTTTTCAATACACGACATATGGTGTATTGGCTATCTGATGACATACAATAGAAAGCTATTTCGATGTTTCTCGTATCCGCCGCATCTCCTCCCCAACAAAATCCTGCCGGACATGCACGTAAATTCTCTGAGTGGTCATCATTGACGCATGTCCGGCAAAATTCTGCAGGGCGTTCGGCGACATCCCCTTCATTGCCAAAGCCGTGAGCCCGCTGTGTCTGAGCAAATGAGGGTTGATTTTCCGCTTGATCCCTGCCCTTCTTGCCGCCCTGTTGATCAGCGCCCGGGTGTCGACAAACTTCTCCCCTGTTTTATTACTAAGGGTCAAAAGACCTGACGGCCTGGCGTCCAGAGTCTTGCGCAGCTCCACCGCAAACCGTTCAGACGCCCATGGCAATATGCGCTCCTTATTGCCCTTGCCGAGCACGGTGATCGTCTCATGATACTCGTCGATATCCTCGGCCGTCAGGCTGATCGCCTCAGCCACCCGCAAGGCCATGTCGCACAGGAGCAGGATGAGTAGTTTATATTCGGGATCGGCATGTTCGTAAAGCAGAGTCATCTGTCGGGGAGTGAGGACCATCACTGCCGGCGGGCGGGTCAGCTTCGCCGGGAAAAGCGGGATGGTATAATTCAGTTCTTCACAGTGGCTATGTTCCGCCGCCCACTTGAGCAGCGATGACAGATAGCTCAATTCTTTGTTGATCGTTCGCTTTTTGACATACCGTGGAGGTTGGCCACGGCCTACTGCCGCTTTGTTGGCGATATCAAGCACCCTGCGGGCCTTATAGTTGTTGATTGCCGTGCGGGTGATATTGGCAGGCCGGAAGTTGCCAAAGTACGGTAGCCACGATTTCAGACAGTTTACCGCGTCCTTGTAGGTAGTGGCGGAAACCTCGTTGTGATAATACTCAAGCCAGGGCGCGACAAGATCTTTAACGGTCGGCGAAACGGCATTGACCACCTCACCCGGCGCCCTCCTGAGATCCTGTTCGATGGCGAGCGCCTCGCCTTTAGTCCCCTGGAAGATCTGCCGGACTCGCTTGCCCTTTCGCCCCTGGGGGTAAAAGTCAATGATCCACCAAGACGGTCCTTTTGTTGGATGTAATCTTACTGACATGTTTTAATGTTGCGTTCTAAGCAACTGCCATGATATCTATATTCCACAAAATGCAATATTCACAAAATGGAGAAAAAATAATGGATCTTGAAAAATTGAGATGCGAAAAAATTGAGCTGCGACATGGTCTGCTTTTGTTAGTGGCAGAGTCATTCTACATGAAGGCCTCCAGGTCTGAAGAAGATATGTTGGCCAAAAAGCTTTTCTCCTTAAAAGCCAATCTCGCAAGGATAAAAGCAGATCGCCACGCCTAATCCGCTGGTGCTATAGCTTCTCCTCCTCAAGGCAAAAAGCAAGGTCCTCCATGTTCATCGAGCGTACCTGAGAAGGAGTCCAGTTGTGTTTTTGCACCAAATAATAATAAACGGCTTCAATCCCGTTCAAATTCTTGTATTGCCTTTTTTTAGCGATTTTGTTGCCGATAAGATAAAGACTTTGCATGATCGTTGTTTGCAGTTGACCATGGGCATCTGCCATTTTTTCTTCTAATTTTTGTGCCTTATCCATTTTTTATCCTCGTGGTTTTTTTTTGATCGTTAGTTTGCCCTTTCGCCCCTGGGGGTAAAAGTCAATGATCCACCAGCCTGGGTCTTTTGTTGGGTGTTGGCGGACTGACATGACACTTATAGGGTAATTGACAAAGAGTATTGCATATTAGTCAATGTTAGTGGTAGAACATTTCGATAAGTGAAATAATAAATCAACCATTCTTTTTTGGAGGCATATGTAATGATTCCACAGAATACACCCCAGGGCGCGCCTTCTTTGGCCAAGCTTCAAAACAAGCAGATATGCCGTCTGCTTCGGCTTTCCGATAAACCGATTTTGATAGTGTATCCATCTCAGCAAGCTGCTCGGATGTCAGCTCTAAAAAGGCTTCAAGCCTTTCTGCCGCCCAGCCGTATTCGGTAATGTATTTTAGTGATTTTCCTTTTCGCCCCTGGAGGTAAAAATCGATGATCCACCAGTTTGGGTCTTTTGTTGGATGTGGGCGGACTGACATTGCTGACCTTATGTGGTCTCTTTGAGCCCGGCATTTATCTTTGGCTCAACCTTTGGCATAAAAGCCAGGATCAGCGTAACTATCCATGAAAAGATCAGAGTTAATAAGATCATCAGGGCTACATTTTTACCCCGGCTCACAGCAAGATTGGCGTTTATAATAAAAGGCAAGATGAAACCGATTAAAAAAATAATTACGACAGTAGCACCAAATGTATCGAGACCGAACATTACAACCTCCTTATTTCTTCATCGTTTAGTTTGGACCAGTTTAAAGTTTTCGGATCATATTTTTTTTCTTCACTAAGAAACATCTCCCATGCAAAATCGAATTCCGTAAAAATGTTTCTTTGGAATGTCCAGTACGTTTTTACTTCCCACATATTTTTTTTAATTTGATCTCCCAAGGAAACGAGTCGGCAGTAATTCAAGGAAACGATAATTTTTTTTCTGGGTGTGAGATTATCACTGCCCTTACGTTTTTCATATCCTGTCAGTCCAACGTAATAATCATGATGTGACAGGTACCAGCCTTTTTCTTCAAAATGTGGTTTTAAACGCTCAAAGTGTGTTTTAAGTTGATTCATGATCTTTTTTATAAAAAAACGTAGCGAGCCCAATGGTCTTCATGAATTATCGATATTTTCCGTTTTTCTGGCTCAAATGAATGTTCGTCTTGCATAGCCATTGCTTTTTCAATCTTTCTTCCATAAGTCGTGTGAATCCATTCTGAACTGCATAGACTACCGATCACAAGGTAATCAAGGTTTTTATATACTCCGTCTATTACTATCCCGCCCCGCTCAATAATTGCTGTACTGCAAATCTTGCGAGGACCATAAGCAAATTTACCAGTCAAACAGAAAACCGACCCGGCTACCTCGACCGATGGTGGCGGCTTGTCGAGAGGAAATACCGCTGCCGTCGCTTCGACCTGCGCAGATGGACACTGCTCACCAGAAATGCTTTTTAGAATTTTAAAAAGTTCACTCTGTTCTTGTTTGTCGAGAACTTTGTCAACCAGCATCTCTTTTATTCGTGAGTACAGCGTGTTGACAATCCTGTCTTCACAATACTTTGTGTTTCTTTTCATCCAGTTAAATAAAAATTCAGCCTCTCCTTGATTAACAATTCCGTCAGCGGTTATACCTTTGACCATTCCAATAAGTTCATCAATGGTCCGGTCGTTAAGCCTTTTTCGGCCATACATTCTATTTAATGGTTGTCCATCATCGTCAATATAAGTGTTTGTCATAGTGGCCTCTTTTTGTAAAAGCTACAATGTGGTACAAAAAATAATTTATTTAGATGTTGATATTTATGAATTATTTTTTGCTATTAACCGATTTGATACCCATAGGTTTAAACTCACCACTTTCATCTGCTCGTTTTTTTTGCAGTTCTGCAGCTTGCTCCCTTTTTCGATACGTCCATAGCCGATAATCTGGATCATTTATTAAAAAATCCCGTTCCATTTTCGATAGAAAATCGTTTATCGCTATGGAGTTTTCACCGTAAGATTCAATCAAAAAATCAAAAAGATGTTGAAACTTCCACATAATCTGCTCGTACTTCTGAATGCTTTTCATTGGTGGTGGCTCTGAAACAGTCTGTAAGTGCTGCTGATTAAATTCTTCTTTTTCAAGTCCAAGAATCCATTCGACGCTCATCCCCGTTGCTTTCGAAATTTTTGCAAGTATTGGTTGACCTGGGATTTTTCCTTCAAGAGCGCTTCTGACAGTTTTTGCGTCTATGCCACATTTTTTTCCGAATGCCGTTGGACTGCTTTCTTTTAAAAGGATTTTTATCCTTGAAATAAAAATATTTTCTATAGACATGTCAGTGTGTTGCCTGTTTTTTCCCATAGCAATGGAATTATTTCCGGATAAATGGGAAAATATTCCTTGCAACCGGGAATATTTTCAGATATTTTTGTATCCATGACTAAGACACAAATCATAGGCGCGATAAGACTGATGACCGGCAAACCGGTGGCGGACGTAGCCGTAGAGAATGGCTACTCGAAGCACACTTTTTACCGTGTCATAAAAGGAGAGAGGAATATCCCCGAGGTTCGGGAGATCATCTCTTCAATAGTCCATAAAAGCGCAAACGAAATATGGCCGGAACGGCCCGCAGGAGAGGAATAAAAAAGTCCTCATCCCCTGGACGCAATTCCGGTTGTCGAGCTGGCACTTGGCAACCTAACAGGGGGTGGGGCATTTTCGCAAGTAGAAAGTAGGTTGCGGGAATGGATATTTCATCCTAAGCCCGTAAGTTTCAATGATAATCTCACCGATTGATTTTCAACCAGGGCGAGATCTTAAGATCAGTCAAATAAAATGGAGGTTCCGAGAATGACGAAAGAAAAGGTTTCACGGGTTTCCATATGTGACGGAGCAGCAAAACTACTGCAGGAAATGGCAGAGCAGCAAGGCGTGACGCCGCGTGAGTATCTCGAGGCGCTTCTTCATTACGCGGGCAGCTGCCATAAACGGCCTGGCTCATGGGAAGCATGCCAGCCCTTCGATTTTGCAAGCTATGACAATCGCACCAAGAATGGGCAATTTGCCGATAGATGGTTTTGAAAATTTCGACGGAAAATTATCAACATGAAATCAATTTATTACAAACAGGTTAAAACATTAAAGCAGGCTCTTTACGATACCATTCATCATCACGACACATTGTCGGTCGCGGCCATCGCCGAGCAGATCGACATGGCGCCCTCATATCTATACCGCGCTGCTACCCTCGATCCTGATACAGAAGGGCCCGAGGTAAGCGGTGTTCGTTTCCCATTGAAGTATCTCATGCCTTTGATTCGCGTGACCGGGGACTTCCAGATCCTTGACCTGATCGAGTTTTCTTTAGGCCGGGTTGCTATCCCAATTCCAAAGCCTGAAAAGGATTGCACTGCAGATCTGCAGACAAAAGCGCTCAACGCAGTTATCGAGTTCGGCGATTTTATAAAGGCGGTCACAGCTTCCATTAAAGACGGCACCATCACTGACGAAGAACAGAAAAAGCTGGAGCGCGAAGGCAACGACGCTATCCAGGCCATTATGATATTGCTTTCAGCAAAGAGCAAATAACATGGGCCTTGCTGAAGAGGTAGCCGAGCTTCGCCGCGAGATAGCGGAACTGACGCGCCTTATAACCAACATGGTGGCACCTGCGACCAGCCTTTCGATAGCCGAAAAGTCGCGACTGATCCGCGAGGCCCATGCCTCGGGCAACAAGGCCACCATTCGCAAAACAACCAAGTTCATCAACAGTAAGGGGTAAAGACTATGAAAGACGTAACGTACAAACGTATCGGTGTTTCCCTGGTTGTGTCGTCAGCAGTTGCAGTCGTGTGCCTCACCTATCTCACTGTAGTAAACCTCATCCCGCCAGCTATAGACGCGATACTGGATCATCAGATCGCAGTGGCGATAACTGCTCAAGGTTCAGAGCGTCCATAGTCTGCGCTCTCATGCCAGCCCTTTCCAGCTGCCCCTTTGCCCCCTATGGAGACCTCGGGCCGACAGGACAAGATCTTGAAGATCAGCCAGAGAAATCGTGGGTCCTCCCTGGAAGGGGCAGAAACACGGTTTCGGGGCCCTCGAGTTCCGGCTGGCTTGAAAGATTTGGTTTGGTTGGAAAATTGGAAAATGAGTTTTGCTGCATGTCGAGCGGTGTTTTTGTTAGGTTTTCGGCGTGAATTTTTTGGCGCAAAATTATCAATTTAATTTATGAACGAGCAAGAGATAGCACGGCAGGTTGAGGAGCGGGCGGCAGGGTTATTGCCGGAGGTGGTGCGCGAGCCGCTCGATCCTCTGTTTGTCAAAAGCTGCCTAGACGGCAACGAGCGCGGTGATGGCTGCATGGCTGCTTCGCTTTTAAAGGACCGTTTCTTGCTTAACGTTACCGTCAACAAGGATCCAGAGTGGTACTCCTGGGAGGGTAATGTCTGGCAGCGAGATATCTTTCGAAAATCTATCGATGCGGTCGAGGAGTGTGCCGTTGAATATTCCCGAATGGCTATCGATCTCTCTGAAAAAATTGAAGAGCGCGGGATCAAGAAAAAAGACGATGACGGTTGGATGATCGCTCTGCGCGATAAGTATATCTCTCGGGTATCTAGGCTGCGGTCTGAGAACGGCGCGAAGAAGGCATTGTCGATGGCAGCTGTTGTCGATCGACAAATGGCATGCGAGGAAGCTGAATTTAATCAGAATCCTTGGTTACTGCCGGTGGCGAATGGTGTCATCGACCTCGAGACCGGCGCCTTAACCAGAGGGAGGCCTGCTGATCGGATGACCAAGGCGCTCGATATTGAGTACGATCCGCGTGCCGAATACGAGCCATGGGTTGATTTTGTCCGGGAGGTTTCCGACTCGGAAGAGATGGAGCAGTTCCAAAAACGGTCGGCAGGTTATGCCGCCACCGGCTTTACTCATGAGCAATATATCTGGATCTACATTGGCCCTGGGCGTAATGGTAAAGGAATTTTCTTCAATGCTTTGTCCGATGTCCTTGGGCCGTATTACCACGAGATCGACAAAGGCATGATCCTTGAGCAACGTAACGAACCAGGGCCTGCCGCCGCGTCAGAGCATAAATACAGTCTGCTGCATAAACGGTTCATCGTCGCCGCCGAGACGAACAAGGGCCAGCGGATCGACGCCAGTGCGCTCAAATCTTTGACTGGTATGAACATGGTTAAGTGCCGGCCGAACTTCCGAAGTGAAATCATTTTTGCTCCTTCTCATTCCATTTTTTGCCAGACCAATAATTTCCCGATAGGCCTGACTCGCGAGCTGTCGCTGATCGAGCGGATCCTGATCATCGAATATCCGTTTATTTATGTCGACGATGTTGAGGAAAAAAAGAAGAAGTTTCCCGCCCTGGCTGAAAAATTTAGAAAGAAAGACCCGAAGCTACACGAAAAACTGGCCAAGTACAGACCGGGAATTCTGCGCTGGATCGTCGAGGGGTGCCAGGACTGGAAGCAGAATGGCCTAAAGCCGCCACAACAGGTGCTCGATCATGTCAGCAGGCTGGTTAAAGAAAACGATTATATCGGTCTGTTTATCGAGGATTGCTGCGATCAGTGGCCTGATCGGCCAGAGGTCCGGATCACCACTAAGACGATGTACGAGGTTTTCAAATATTGGTGGACCCAGAGCAACGATGATAACGACAAAAATATTTTGAAGATAAAGCAAGTCACGGCTGCTCTACGCGAAAAAGGTTTCGAAGTTAAACCGTCTGGTGGATCTACATGGGTTCACCGCTTGACCATCAAGGATGATGTTTCGGACAGCATCAGGGGCAAACAGCGGGGTGAATCATGACATCTACTCATGGCATTTCGGTTCTCAGTACGCTGCCCTCTATCAACTCATGGCTTTTAACTATAGATAAACACAAAGGAAAAGGGTCTTGCCATGAGGACCATGAGCAAATTGCAGACGCGCGTACGGAAGATAATATTACTCTGTTTTTTTACTTTCCATGTCACGTATACATTTTACTCATGTTACTCATGGTAAGTAATATTATATATATATATCAATATGTTATTTACCATGAGTTAGTAGAGGGCAGCGTATTGAGAGGCCAAAAGCCATGAGGAGGGCTTTTTTATGAGCAACATTTTATCGATAGTTCAGGAAATCGCCGCTCGTTATTCCCTGTTGAAGAAGGGTGGCCGGTATGCCGGAGCGTGTCCGGAGTGCGGTGGCTCGCAGAAGTCGGACAAATTTTCCTTTTATACCGACGGCGGTTTCATGTGTTTTGCCTGTTCGTTTCGTGGCGACATCATCACCTGGCTGCGCAAGAAGGAAGGAAAGACCTGTCCAGAGGCCCACGAGTACGCCGGGTTGGACTGCAGGGCGGTAGCGTGCTCGGTGCGCGGGACCTGCCGTATGGGTGACGGATCCGGTAAGAAAATTGCCAGACAGCCAAAAACCATCTCACCAATGGCTCCTTTGCCAGGCAACGATTTGCCGCTGACCATCGTCAAGACGCCGCAGGCTGTGTGGCGTGAGTGGGCTGAGTCTATTATCGATAAAGCCGTGTCTCGCCTGCAGGCAAATGATGAGGTTCTGGCGTGGCTGGCCAAGCGAGGGATTACCCGTGAAGCTGCCGACCGCTTTGGCCTTGGCTGGCTCGGGCACGATCAGAGGGTCAAGCGAGACAGAATAGGCCTGGCGCCCAGATCAGGAAAAACTGAATTGTGGATTCCGGGAGGCCTGCTTATCTCGATTTATGATGATAACCGAATCCACCGTCTGCGCGTTCGCCGTACCGATGAAACCAGGGCTAAGTTTTTGTCCGATCTTAAATACGTCTGGCTGGAAGGTTCGGGAAATGAGCCGATGGTCCTTCGTCCTGCCGGCAAGATCCGCGGGGCGGTGATCGTCGAGGCAGAGCTTGACGGTATGGCCGTGGCGGCTGCTCACGATCAGGTACTTGTTGTAGCAGTCGGGTCGGTTTCTACCGGAGTCCCGCAAAATTTACGGCATGAGCTTGCGCAGCTGCCGGTGATCATGGTGTCGCTGGATGCCGATCAAGGCAAGGACGGAAAGCAAGGAGCCGGCCAGGTTGCCTGCACGCGGTGGTTCTCTGCTTTTCGGCGGGCGAAATTCTGGCCGGTACCGCAGGGCAAGGACCCAGGACACTACGCTGAGTTGGGCGGCAATCTTCGACCATGGATCGAGGCAGGCCTCGTTCCAGAACTGTCGACATTTAACGCTAGCCATGAGCTGCCCTTATCACCTGTGAGCTTCACGCCGGGGGGAGGGGGTGAGTCGGAAAAGTGTGTCGAGAAAAACAACGATGTCGAGATTGAAGATAAATTGCCTGAAGCTATTCCCGGGTTGCGATGGTGCAGTATCTGTTTTGGGGATCGGTTCTTGGCCAGCGATGCCGGTGGCTATTTCTGTACGGAGTGCCAGCCTATGGACGTGGCCGGCCGGATTGTCCGGGCGAACGTGCCACGTGCTGAATACGTAGTCGATTAAGTGGCGGCTTGCAGCCGCAAAAGCAAAAGGAGGAAAAGCGAATGGAACAGCCTATTTTTAAACTTCCCCGTGTCGGGCTGGTTGGTGGGCGTCCGGTTGACCGGACTTATATGGCTGCAATGGAAGAAAAAGCAAAGCGGGTTGAGGCCGCCTGCAGATGGGTGGGGCCGGTCGGCGGCAGTAATGAGGATAAGCGGCAGTTGACGCTGCCATTTGGCAAGGTTGGAAAAAAAGGTAAGGGAGAGATCAAATGACAGGTCTAATCGTTAATGGCGCGACTCAGTCTTTCGCCTATCCTGTTCTGCCGGCGCGGGGCCGCGATAGGTGCAGTCGTCGCAAGTGCAAGTGGTCCGGAACGGACAATGAAAAAGAAACAAAGCAAAGCGCTGATCTGTCTACTGAATTTGGCATAGCTGTCAACGTTCTCTGCTGTCCGCGCTGTGGCTCTGAAACGTTTTACCCGTGTAAATAGTCGATGGTAAAAAACACCGCCACCAGCGGCCCAGATTGGGCGAGCTACCAAGAGACCAAAAAGAAAAGTGAGGTCCTTGCTTTCCTGACCGGATCGGGTTGGCCTGTTAAGCGGCAGACGTTTTACAACCATTGCACCGACGGTAAACTCCGCACAAATCGTGCCGGGGTTTACTCCCGGGCGGCGGTAAGAAAATATGCCAGGACCTGTCTCGTGCATGAGTCGGCCAATGGAATGATGGAAGGCGACCTGGCGGTCAACCTGGCGGCGCAAAAAACACAGAAGGAGATCCGGCGGATTGACGTCGCGACCAAGCGCGAGGAGTTCAAATTTCTCATTGAAAGAAAACTTTACGTGCTGAAAAGCGATGTCGCTGCCGAGTTGGCAGCACGGGCGGTGGTGCTCGACAGCGGTCTTGAATACATGTTCCAGACCTCGCTTGCCGAGATCATAGCAGTCGTCCGCGGCGACCAGACCCGGGCGTCAGAGCTGCTCGAATTTTTGATTGAAAGAAAAGACCGGCAAATGAACGAATACGCGGCCATGGGCGAATTCATGGTTGAACTGGAAATAGACGGAGATGGCAGTGGAGACCATTTATCAGGATTCGATGAGTTCAGAGATTTCGAGGGAAGTGGTGGCGACGCGGACGGTGATGGTTTTTGAGGCTGGTTCTGAACTGCTCTATCTACCCCACCGCGACAGTTATGTGTGGCAGCGTCCGGCAAATGGCAGGTCACCTGAAGAGGTGGCGATTGTCGCCGGTAGCGATGGTGAGGCGCTTCGCGAAGTGCTGATCGTCTTTCTCTGTGAGTTGCTCGGGCTGAGTTTGGATGACGAATTTTCTTTTATGTTGGTTAACGCTCTGGTTGATCGGAAATCTACTGATCTTTTGAGGTGTCAACATGGGCAGGCGTAAATTTGATTTAACCGGTCGCACCTTTACCCGCCTTCATGTAATCGAGGAAGATGTCACGCTTCGCCCGGGTAAGTCGAACGGTATCCGCTGGAAATGCCGATGCGACTGCGGCAATGAACTCACGGTCTATGCCGGAAGCCTGCTGGCTGGGGCAACAAGGTCCTGTGGTTGCATCCGGAGAAGTGTTCGGCTGGTAACTGGTCTTGCCGCAGAAATAACACGTGAGGAGGCAAGTAAGGCCGTTCTGCCGGTGGCGGATCCCCCAGCTGCCGCGCAAAAAAAATCTGAGACGGTTCGCTGGGCCATGCCTGTTTCACTTGGTATTCCCGCTCACAACCTTACAGCTCCACGGCCAAAGCGAAAAGTTACAGATAAGCAGGAGCAGGGTTTGCTCGAAGCAAAGCAGTACCTGGCAAGTCGCGGCTCGTTTAAAATTAATTATTGAGGCGCAGTCGATAGTATAATCTGGCTTTTGCCAGGTATCAAAAAGGGGGCAGAAACCGTGAAAAAGAAACTTGTTAAAAGCATAAATAGGGTGGTGGACGAGTTGCATTTTTTGGGCGCTGACAATATTGCCGATGGGATACTTTCAGATATTCCGGAGATTGCCGATATTGCACTCAACAAAGCCGAGCAACAACTCTTTGGGTGGCATTGTGCACACCAGGGTGAAAGGCTCCCCTCAATGATTCGCGGCATGGGGTTGTCTGTCGAGGAGTGGAATAAACTCAAAAAATCAGGAGATGTTCACTATCTCACAGAATCAGAAATAGAGGACATCGAGGACTGCCTTGGCCTCAGAGTTGATAGGAGCCACGAGGAATGCTGCGAGTGTGCGCTCGAGGAAGTGGATCCGGCGCAATGTAAAGGGCATGTTGCTGGCCCAAGTCCGTGCAGTCTTTTTGTTAAGGTTGCCGATGAAAAATATTATGAAATAATCGGCAAACACACCGGTAGTGTTATCGGTGTTTGTTCTGGCGATGGCGTTGCAGACGCAAAGAAAGAAGATCCTGGGGCGACGTTCAGAGAAATAACCAAACAGAAGTTTGAGCAGTTTCAATAATGCTAATGCTAGGGCAAGATACTAACTGACGCACAGTCGAAAGTAGTATCTGGCTTCGGCCAGATCAAAAAAGGAGCAGGGAAATGAAGACCGGAACCAAAAGCCTGTTGTTCGGTGTGCATCAATTTTTGTGGCACCCAATCACGGTATGGATGGCGTGGGTGTGGTTATTCCGCAAGCTGCCTACATGGAGGGAAACCGTCTGCATCATTGTCCATGATTGGGGCTATTGGGGTAAGGCCAATATGGACGACGAGGAGGGGGAAAAGCATCCCGAGCTTGGCGCAAAAATAGCCGGGTGGTTGTTTGACGGTCATGAGCACTGCCGAGCGAATAGTGACCCCCCACGGTGTGGATGTGCTGAATATTACAGATTGTGCCTACTACATTCCAGGCACTACGCGCGGAACGCCGGGATAGAGCCGTCGAGTTTATGCTGGCCAGATAAGTTAAGCATTATCTTTGAGCCGTGGTGGTTGTACCTCCCCCGCGCATGGGCGAGCGGCGAACTCGCAGAGTATCGAAAAATTGCGGCAGTAGCTGGTTTCATCCCTCTGACTGCCACCCATCGTGAGTGGTACAGGTGGATACAGGACAGGTTATCTACGCTTGGAAAAGAAAAGCGTGGCGATGTTGTCCCGTATATAAATCCATCTCGATAAAATTGATAGGCACAGTGCGAGACAATAACTGAGATTTTATCACAACTACCTGATATCAGGTATAATCGAAAGTACAGTCAATCATTTTAAAATTTTAACGATGGAGCAGAAAATGCCCACAATAGAAATCGATCAATCTGATTACGATTTGTTGATGGCAATGTCGAAAGAGTTGCAGATGCAAGAAAACGACAGCCAGGCATTCCCGTATTTTTGGGGACCGATGAGCAAAAAAGAAGGGATCGGGACCAACGACGACGAGCCGAGGATTTATGACGGAAATGCCGCAGAAACTTACACGCCTGATGACTTTGCAGACAACAACGAGGATAAATTTTCTCTGTTTTTGGCTGAGAACGAACTGCCAGAAGATACCGAATATATTGATATCGACGAGAGTGAGTGGATGTCTTGGGTTGAAGAAAACTGTCCTGATTGCAGTATCGTTTACAGCCGGGAAGAAGATGTTTCAGAACCAAACTTTTCCTTATTTAAATCTGACGTTCAAAACCACATCTCGGGAAACCGGCACCATCTTGGGAAGAATCCCCACACATACGCCAGAACATTCTTCCGCATGGAAAAGATGGAGGATCTTGTCAGGATTATCTACAGGATGAACCCCATCCCCGAGGAACAGGTAAATGAAGAGGCTCGTCGATATGTTGTAAAGGTAGGCTGACAGATTCTGACTGAATCACACCACATCAAAGGAAAATTTAAAATGCTCACCTCACCTGGCGCCGTAAAAACATACCGGTTGAAGTCCGCTCCACCCTGGCTGCACCATAGCCTGCGGTCGGGCTTCTCGCACCGGACCAGGTTTACTCAGGCCGAGCAGCAGATGTACCGGCGGCGCAAGAAGATATCGCCGTCACAGTGGGTGGAGCGGCACCGCTTTATTACCCAGGGGGCGCTTGCCGGGCATCTCATGCGGTTGGAGGTATCGCCACACATCGCCGGGCAGATCGACGCCGCCTTCTTTCCTTCGGTGCGGGTGATCGTTATCTGTGCCCCACCGCAGACCGGCAAATCGACCGCTGTCGATAGTTGCCACGCCTACGCCATGGATATGGCTCCTGGTCCTATCCTGTCCGTCTATCCCGACGAGACCACCGGTAAGGATAACTGCAAGGAGCGGATCCACGCGATGATCAACAAGTCGCCACGGCTGCGGGCGCTGAAGACCGGCAATAAAGACGACTTTGCCGCAGGTAAGGTCAAACTTAATAGCTGCACTTTTTATATCGGCTGGGCTGGATCTGCTTCCTCCACCTCGAACAAATCGATTCGCTACCTTGATCTGCAGGAGGTCGACAAATTCCCCGAGACCCCGAACAAACGGGAAGGTGACACGATTAAAAACGCCGAGGCCCGTGTAATCGATTATCCGCACAACCATAAAATTTTTATCAGCTCGACTCCGACCCTTGAGTCTGGTCCGATCTGGCAGGCGTTGACCAAGTACTGCCGAGTGATTTTTGATTATTACGTCCGCTGCCCTTTCTGTGGGCAGGAACAACTAATGGTCTTTGAGCGGATCAAGTGGCCGAAGGGTGAGGACGGCCATAGCCTTGATCCCCTCCTGATCGCCGAGCAAAAACTTGCCTGGTACGAGTGTGAACACTGCGACAGAAAATGGAACGACAGCGCCCGCGACCGTGCCATTCAAACACGAACTTGGCGAGAGCGTCGGGCCGACGGCACGCCGGGGTTGGAGTTGTTTCAATTTTTGAATCGTCACCGTCCGGCGAATATCGGTTTTCATCAATCGAGTTGGACCTCGTCTCGGGTATCGCTCTCTAAGGTAGCCGCCGATTTTCTCACGGCAAACAGCCCGAAACAGGACCCCGGCGACCGGCGCCGGATGTTAAAGGATTTTTTCAACAAACACAGGGCCGAGCCGTGGATGGAGGTAGAGGCGACCAGGCTTGAAGAGGGTCTCCTTGCCCTGCGAGATGACCGGCCTGAAGGGATCGTGCCGGGCAACGGTCGGGTGGCTCGGCTGGAGTTTGGCGTTGATACCCAGGATGACGGTTTTCACTATATGATTTATGCCTTCGGTTACGGTCGAACCCAGAATATGTGGCAGGTAAAAGATGGCTTTGTCGAGAGTTTTGAAGACCTTGAGACGGTTCTTTGGGATTTTGAATACTGCACTGCCGACGGCACTCGTATTCCGGTGCATTACGGTCTGATCGATGCCAGGGGGCACCGGACCAGTGAGGTGTATGACTGGTGCGCATTGCATCCTGGCAAGGTGCTGCCGGCTATGGGTGAGCAGAATATTCGCGGCGGTCAGCCGTACGATACCGCTGATGTCGAATTTTATCCAGGTTCGGAAAAGAAAAAGTTCCCAGGGGCTCTCAAGCGAGTACGGGTCAATACCACCTACTACAAGGATAAACTTGACGGCAAACTGAAGGTCGGCCGCAACGATCCCGGTGCTATCAATTTCCATTCCGAGGTTACCTCCGACACTCTCGCCCAACTCTGCGCCGAGGCCCGCGATGAAAAAGGAGTCTGGCAGCAGATCGGCAACCGGGCAAACCATAAACTGGACTGCACCGTCCTGGCGATGGTTGCCGCAGACATGAAAGGCCTCAGGTACCTTGCTGACCCGAGCACAACGGAATCACAGCCCAGGCCGCAGTCAAGGGCGAAACAAACCCAGAAAAGAGAGAGGTGGTAAATGGCCATGGCAAAAGGCAGTAAGGTTGCAAAAGAAAACGTTAAAGAACATGCGGCCCTGATCGGGATGAAAGCTATCTGCGAGCATATGAGTCGCAGTGAGGCGACAGTGTTAAAACTGATACAGACGGAGGGCCTGCCGGCAACGAAGATCGCGGGGATCTGGGAGTCTGACCGGGGTATGATCGACGAATGGCGGCGGGAAAAAATTGCTAACAGGGGGAAATATTGAACATTGACTTGAGAGAATTTTGTTCGGACAAAAATGGTGATCGACGAGATATTCCTATTATTCTCTCGATGCCGTGGTCGGGGGAAAATCACACCTATTACAGCGACGGTGTGATCATGATCAGGTGCAAAAAAAACGATGTTCCGGAAAACCTCAGCCAGGAGCAAACGTATGTACATGAAACCAAGTTTACGATAATGCTCGAGGCTGCTGCTAAAGAGTCTTATCTCGGTTTTCTGCCGTTGCCGGAGTTGCCGCCTGCCGTTCCATGTGCAATTTGCAAGGGCAAGGGCTGGGTTATTGTCGCTGTTTTCCCCGAGTGTGGTGGTAAAGGGGACCTGCTGTTTCAAAACCAATTTTCAGATTATGAAATCGAGTGCAAAAGTTGCTACGGAGACGGAGAGATTCGTGGAGTCGGTGTGGCGTCTTATCGGAAAATTTGTGGAAGGTGCTGCGGTTCAGGGTTTGGCGGCGATAAATATGCCGGGATTAAAATTGGCGACATAAGTTTCGCAATAAACCAGCTGCGGCGTATAGCAAAGCTGAGCGGTGTCATGATTAAACCGCATGAAGAAAGGCTTGGTCTGATCAGGTTCGATGGCGGCGACGGTATTATCATGCCGTTGAATGAGTAGCATGAAACCATTATTCATTCCGCTCAAAAAAGAATTCTTTCTCGATTTTAAGGATGGCTGGAAAGACGAAGAGTTTCGCCTCTATGGCCACCGATGGAATGAGAAGACGTGTTACCCTGGTCGGCCGGTTGTTTTGTCACTTGGATATGGCAAGGTAAGGCGATTGAGGGGAAAGGTTAAGGCCTTTAAAAAACAACGCGCCGACGAGATCTGGTCTGGTGATCAGGAGGATGTGCTTGCGTGTTATGGCACCCTTGATGTTGAGCTTGCCTGTATAAAAATTACCGATCTAGAAAATTTGCCGCTGATGCATGGAGGGAATAACCAATGATTATCGGAATATATGGAAAAGCGGGTTGCGGGAAATCTACCCTGGCTGAATTGCTGGTTTCCTTGCTTGGACCAGAGTGGCAAAAAATGTCACTTGGCGATGAGGTAAAAAAAGAGGCAGCGGAAATATTTGAATTTCCGTTGTGGATGGCGTATCGGCAGGAATCTAAAAATCTTACAGTGCCTGTGCCTTCCTGGATGAAAGACTCTGCCCCCGGTGACGGCTATCTGACTATCAGGGAAATCCTGCAGTACTGGGGTACCGATGTGCGAAGAGCGGAAGATCCGGAGTATTGGGTTCGGGCTCTGATAAGGATGCTTCCAGCTGGCAAGCATGTGGTCATCGACGATATCAGGTTTGTTACTGAGGTTGAATTTATAAAATCGAAGGGTGGCTTGGTGCTCAGGCTCGACCAGTATAACGGATATGAACCGGTGGCAAATGGGGCCGAGCATATCAGCGAGACCGAGCTTGACGATTATCCGTTTTTTGATCAGCGGTTTTGTCCAAAATTCGGTTTTCTTCGGCAGGTCGCTGAGCAGATCGCCGGGGTGATTGCCGCACGAAAACTCTTTCTGTCGACGATATCCCTCTCGATGCCATAGTTGCTGCCCGTGATGCTATGGCTGATGAGTATGTGGCAAAGACTTTGGCGCTCGAACAGTCATCATTACTTGTTCGCCTGCACGAGAAAAGAATCAAGGAAAGAATAATAATAATCGGACGATATCTGTCTCGGTTGGATGCATGGATAAAGGAGATTAAGACATGAGTGGTACGACTATCAGTGTGGACTTAGGCGTGAAATCATATATGGACTACCACCGGGCAAACTCACGGCCAAACACAATCCGTGGGTTTGAGTACACCCTTAATAAATTTAAAGAATTGTTTTCCGGAAATGATATTGGAGATATCCCTGATTCTGATGTTGCGACATTTTTGGAAATGCTGACCGATGGGTTGTCTCCTTCGACAAAAAGCAATAGGGCTGGCCAGATATCAGCATTTTTTAATTTTGTTGCTGACACGTTTGAACTGAATCTGATTAACCCGTGTGCGAAAGGGATTATAAAAAAACTTTACAAACAACCAAGGCACACTTCTCCTGAACTGTTGGATAAAGAAATTGTTGATGAGATCATATATCGGGCGCAGGGGCGGGACAGGCTTATTTTGGAGCTCATGGGCCGTACCGCAATGCGAGTTGGAGAGGTGTTGAATATGCGGGCTGCTCATCTGAATGTCGAAGTGAATACCATTCTGATTGAACAACCGAAATCTGGCCGGCAAGGGGAAGTTGTGTATTTGCCGCAGCGGTTAATGCGTCGGCTTGATGATTTTGTCAGAAAAAACAAGATAGGTAAAAATGATAAAATTTTTGATGTGTCGTACAGCACCGCATTTCGGATGGTAAAGACTCGCGGGGAAGCGGTCGGGGTAAGGATTCGCCCTCACGACCTCAGGCGTCATGCTGCGACACAGGCATCTCGATCCGGTATGGCACTGGAACTGGTAAGTAAAATTTTGTTGAGACACGCGGATATCGCGACAACTCAAAGATATCTCGGAAAAGTGTCTGTGGCTGAAGCGAGTCGGGTTATTGAAGATCTGCTTGGGTAAGCAACAATCGAAAGTACAATCGCGCAAAAGCAATTTTGCGCAAATGGAGCACAATCAATGAGAAAAGTGTTGTTAAGTTTCTCGGGCGGCGAGACATCCGGATATATGACTCACATGGCAAAAGAGGAGTTTCGCGGGTGTGAGGTCCACTGTGTTTTTGCAAACACTGGTCAAGAAAACGAGGAGACTTTGAGGTTTGTTGAGCGTTGCGATAACGAGTTTGGCCTTAACGTTGTGTGGGTTGAAGCCGTGATAGATCCCGAGATGCAAAAAGGCACTACTCATAAAATTGTAGACTTCAGGACAGCGCATCGCGGGTTGGATTTATTTGAAAGTATGTGTGCAAAATATGGGCTTCCGAACAAGTCTTACCCTCACTGTACAAGAGAATTAAAACTCGCAGCCATTAAGAGCTACATGTCAGATAAGGGCATCTATGAGACAGCTATTGGCATTAGGGCTGACGAATACCGCAGAGTTAACGGAAACCAGGAAAAGATAATATATCCACTTGTTGACCATTTTATAACCAAGGATGACGTAAAACATTTTTGGGCAAACCAACCCTTTGGCCTTGGGCTTAGGGATTATCAAGGCAACTGCGTTTGGTGCTGGAAGAAAAGTGATAAAAAACTGTTCCAGTTGATGAGCGATAACCCACGTGTCCTTGATGCGCCGAAAATACTTGAAAGCAAATACTCAACATCTGGGAATGGTTCCGACATTAGAGACACCGGGTGGAGGCAGATGTTCAGGGGTAACAGAACAACTGCAGATCTTTGGAGCGATAAGATTGCAAATTACCTTGGCATGAAACAAGCAAGATTCAACTTCGATCTTGGTTGTGGGGAGTCTTGCGAGATTTACCAAACATAATGCTAGGCAACAATAACGAAATTGACCGATAGTAACTGACGCACAGTCGAAAGTAGTATCTGGCTTTTGCCAGATATCAAAAAGGAGCGGTGAGACATGACAGACGGAAGAAGCAAAGCCTGCGAAGACATTATTGACAGGGCATGGGATGAAAAGAAAATGATTCCCCTGCAAGACTGGCTTAACAATAATCAGCCGGACGAAGAGGGGATGATTTACGGGAAGGCCGCGGTAAATCAAATCCTGTGGGTGCGCGACACTTTGAGCTATATGGTTTTAGGCGGTTTTATTTTTGATGAATCAAAAAAGATGCTGACAGTAGACGGCACCCATACCTCGAAATCAATATTATTACCTGTTTACAGGTTCGACATGCCTGGGATCAAAATTAAAATCCGTGGAAATTTTCACGATTGGTGCGTCCGGGTGTGGGCTGAACTTAAGCGGCCATTCCCTGAGTGGATGAATGTCAACCGATATGTTGGATACTTCGAGGGAATGAGTGAGGAAAAATCTCCTGTTTCATTTTGTGTCCGTTCAAAGGAAGAGTTGTACTCCGTGATTTGGTGGATGTTAAATGAAGGAATTAAAGCATGACGCCATGGATGGAGGAAGAAACTTTTTGGCACAAATGCTTTTACGGTAATTTCTCTAAACTGCCAGAGCACTATTTCCGTATAACAATTCAGGGAAGATATACGGGCGAGTTTGATTCTTTGCGCGAAATGAATATGTGTTAGGCGGCAATAACGAAATTGACCGATAATAACTGACGCACAGTCGAAAGTAAAACAAACCAAGTGAGGTTTTAGAAATGGAGCAAAATAAATACAAAAAAGGCGGATGGGTTGCTCAGGGCGATAGGATTGGCCGGATAATTGATGTTCACGATTACGATGGGGAGCTACTTATTGACGTTGTTCTGTATGCACCGACTGGAGAAAAAATTGGCAGAGAATCAGAATCGTTGGATGGTCCTAAGGGATTCGAGCCGTGTTGCGGAGCGGACGGGTGGAAGCCGATAGAAAAACCAGACTTTCCTCTGAAAAACTACTTCTACCCAAGAGACAAGTTTATCTACCTTTAGTCAGGCGGTCTGCTCAATATTAACTGAGGTGCACAACACATGCAATCAAACGACATCAAAAGGTGGCAGGATTATATTAATAGAAAAAACGGCAGACCCCTGCGTGTTGAGGATTATTTCGAGGGGCTTGTTGTGTACCACTATCTTGATAATCCCGGCAAAACTCAACAGGCCAGTGAACAGTATTTTTGTAAAAACATGGTTAGGCAGTCTGCAAGCTACTAACTGAGGGTCAATCTTTTTCTAAGGTAAAAAAATGGGCAAAGTTGAAGGTTTAAAACCGTGTCCGTGGTGCAAGGGGGACCAACTGATGCACTTGCGCGGGGAAGTCGGCAATCTGCATTGGGTGCATTGCTACACATGCAAGGCTGATGGTCCAGTAGGAATGGATTGGGACGAGGCTAAGGAGCTTTGGGATGACAGAGATGAGTAAATTATCAGAAACGACAAACCGTCATACCGAAAAAATAATTTGCCCCAACTGTTCTGAAATACAGTTGGCAACCGTTTACCATACATTCCCCTGGTATTCATATGTGCATGATTGCACGCGGTGCGGACAAACGATTATGGAAAGTGAGTGGCAATCGACAGATTAATAACTGATGATCAGTGATGAAAATCGAAAAAGGCATGAAAATTAAGGTGACGCGGCGGAGAGGCTCAAAAGGGTCTGTGTTTACCGTAGTCAAGATTTTGCGAGACCGAACTCGTGCTGGCATTGTCGATCTGTGGTGCACTTTTAACAACTCTCCGGATCTGCACTATTATAACAATATCGTCGAGGATGGCCTATTATCTCCGTTCGATGACGAAACTATTGAGTTGATGCCGGTGGATAAGCCTGTCCAGCGAACACTTTTTTAACTTAAAACAGGAGGCCTAGCTATGAAATAAAAACGCGCAGAAGCGCAAAATTCCCTTTTATCGGGGCTTCATGAAGTTGGATAACCCCAGGTGCCGGAAACCACCTGGGGTTTATTATTGGTTAAGGAATTTTTTTCCACTGCAACACCGAATAAAATTTCATGTCAACCCCAAACAACCCCCGTTTACCCGCAACAATACCCCGTTTACCCGCATACAACCCCATTTAAACACCATCTACCAAAAAGCCGAAAATCGTCGGTTACACTCACGTTCAGTTATTCATGAAAATATATTTTATTTTTTTTCAAGAAAGCGGAGTGGTGAGATGTAATGGCGTATACCCAGACAGACATTGATAACCTCGACCGGGCAATAGTAGAGATGGGCCTCGGTAATCGGATCGGGACCGTTACCGTCAAGGACGATACGGTCCGGTATGCCGATGTGACTCTCGACCAGCTGGTTAAGTTGCGGGGGATTGTCGCCGCTCATGTCGTTACGTCCAGCCCGCGATCCTATGCACGCAACGGAGGGCGCGGTTGATGGGTAAGGTTGTGCAGATGCCGAGGCGTGGCGAACGTTATGCTGCCGCCAAGACCGGCCGGTCTCATCATGGCTGGCATCCTACCGACCTTGCTGTCAACGATTTGATTTCCATGGCAGGGCCTGGAGTCCGGGCTAGGGTCAGGCAGCTGATCCGCGACTTTCCTTATTTTAAAAGGGCAATGGTTGTCCTCTCCGATTACACGGTGGGTGACGGCATCCAACTGCAGTCCAGGGCGCTCGGTCCAGACAATAAATATTCTCCTGTCATCTCGCAAAAAATAGAAGATGGTTTTAACCGGTGGGCTGAAAAGGCCGATATCGCCGGGCGGCTCCATCTTCAAGAAATGGTACGGCTCGCCAAAGATCAGGATACCGAGTGCGGCGAGTTTATTATTATCAAAACTAGATCTTCTCGCCCTGGCCGCTATCTTCCCCTGGCTTTGCAGATGTATGAGCCTGACTGGTTGACAAACTACGGCGCAACCAAATCCGGCAATAACGAAATCGAACAAGGTGTCGAGTACGACATCAAGACCGGCGAGGTGATCGCCCATCATTACAGCGACCCAAGGGGTTTTAAAAAGCCTCAGCGAATCCTTGCAGATCAGATTATCCACGGGTTTAAAACACTTCGTCCCGGCCAGCTGCGTGGCATCTCCGATTTTGTTTCGGGTGTGCTTGTCACCCGCGATCTGCAGGAATGCATGGAAGGCGAGATTGACGGATTTAAGTTTGCCTCCAAGTGGCTGGCGTTCGTCAAGTCGATGAATCCGGAAGGCCGCAAGGAAGGCGACGATAACGCCGACCGTATCCAAGACCTTGAAAACGGCATTATTGAATACCTCAACGCTGGAGAGGATATTGTCCTGGCCAGCAATCCCCGGCCGACACCGCAGCTCACACCTTTTGTCCGGCTGGTCCTGTCGATGATCTCGGTTGCGACCGGCGTACCTTACGAGTTGTTGTCCGGCGATTACACCGGTCTCAACTGGGCAGTGATCAAGGTTATCCGCGCCGATTTCAAGCACGCGATGAGACCAATTGTCGGGCGCCATATCCGTCAATGCTGCAAGCCGATTTTCGAAGCTTTCCTGGACGAGGCCGTTCTCCACGGCAAACTTGATTTGCCCGGTTACTGGTCGGACCCCATGCGTTACCGCAGAGCAACATGGCAACCGCCGGTCGCCGATCCGGTCGATCTTCTTCGCGATGCCAAAGCCCACACCGACGAAATGTCGAACCTGCTGCGCTCTCCCCAGGAGATCGCAGCCGCTCGTGGCCGGCAGCTTGAAGACATTTACGACGAGATTGCCGAGGCTGAAAAGATGGCTGAAAAAAAGGGAATCAGCCCGAGCAAAACAAGTACCGCCCTGGCCAATAATCCGGCGGCGATAACCAAGGAGTAGACGCATGAAAAAGAAATACGATCTTTACCGGGCAATGCCTCTGACCATGGCGGGCGGAAAGCCGTCTTCCCTGAATGAGGATGACCGTTCGGTCGAGGTCCTGGCCACCACCGAAAACCCTGCGGCAATTTACGACTGGGACCGGGGCTATATCGACGAGATCCTCCTGATGTCCGGCCTTGAGATGCCTGTAAATCTTCAGGTGCCGTTGCTCGATACTCATAGCCGCTATTCGACCGCGTCGGTGATCGGTTCGTTTCGTGGTATGCAGATTGTCGGCGACGGACTGGTCGGGCGTGCGCACTTCAGCACAGTCGCAGAAGCGGAAGGTCCCTACATTAAGGTGGCCGAGGGACATCTTACTGATTTCTCTGTCGGCTATCGGGTGCTTGAGTCGGTGTGGATCGATGCTGGAACAAAACAGGTTGTCTCCGGTCGCGAGTTCAGCGGGCCGGTCAAAGTAGTGACGAAGTGGAAGTTGAAGGAATTAAGCGTCTGTCCTATCGGGGCGGATGAACTGGCAAAGGCAAGGGCAGACAAAGGCGAGCCCGCGCCCCAACATAAGGAAAACCTCATGGACCCTAAATTGAGAGCCTTCCTTGAGCGGCACGGTCTGCGCAAGGATGCAACGGACGAAGAGGCAAATGTCTTCTTTGAGAAAATGAATCAAGATGTTGACTCGCAGCGAGCCGGGACCGGTGGTCCCGCAGGCGGACAAACCCAGGAGGATCTTGCCAGACAGGCGGCAGATCTTGCCGTCCGTGCCGAACGCGAGCGGACCGGAGAGATCAACGCCATGTGTGACAAGTTCGGCTGTCGCGATATCGCCGCAGGATTGTGCAATGACGGCAAGACAGTCGATCAGGCACGGCAGGCGGTTCTTGATTACATTGCCAAAAACAACAGCACGCCGGAAGGGTATGGCCACCGCTCACCGATTCAACTCGGGGCTGAGGATCGCGACAAGTTTCGCGGTGCTGGCCGAGACTCCCTCCTTCTTCGCGCCGGTAAACAGATTGAAAAACCTGCGCCCGGTTTTGATGAACTGGCCGGCCGCTCCATGGTTGAACTCTGCCGTATGGCACTTATCCGCTCGGGTCAATCCGATTCTGGCAGGCCTCTTGAGGTTGTCGGCCGGGCGCTGATGAGTTCGGACATGCCGACTATTCTCGGCGCTACCGCAAACCTCAGCCTGATGATGGGCTTCGATGCGGCGAATGAAACGTGGGCCGAGTGGTGTGAAGCCGGAGCAGTTTCCAACTTTCTTACCCATAAAGCGGCGCGGGCTTCCGAGGGCGAAGATCTTACCGAGATCCCCGAAGGTGGCGAGTACGATTACGAAGAGCGCAGCGAGACTTTTGAGAGCTACGCTATTGCCACCTACGGCAAGATTTTCGCCATCACCAGGCAGGCAATTATCAATGACGATATCGGTGCCCTGACTGACATCCCATTCTCGCACGGAGAAGCAGCCGCCCGCAAGGTCGGCGATGTGGTCTATGCCGTGCTGACCGCCAATTCGGCCATGGGCGATGGCGTCGCCCTGTTCCACGCCACCCATAAAAATCTCGGAACTGCCGGCGCGCTGACTGAGATCACCATGGCGGAAGCCATTAAATTGATGGGTGTGCAGAAAGACGTCCAAGGAAAACGGCGCCTCAACCTTTCTCCTGAATTCCATCTCGCACCAAAAGCGCTGGAAGGGACCAGCGAAGTGTTTTTTTGTTCGCAGATGTTTGTCGGGGCCAACGCAGCGGCCACTCGGGCTAACCCATACTTCGGGCCAAAATATAAACGAATCTACGAGTCGCGACTGGATGACGCCTCTGCCACCGCCTGGTACCTGCTCGGGCCGAAGGGTAAAACCGTCAAGGTGTTTTTCCTGGACGGTGTGCAGAAACCTTTTATGGAGCAGCGGACCGGCTGGACCGTCGACGGTATCGAGCACAAAGTTCGAATGGATGCCGGAGCAAAAGCCATGGATTTCCGTGGCATGGTTAAAAACGCCGGGTAATTAAAATAACAACGGTATCAGCCTGGAGTGTCAAAACTCCAGGCCGACAGCTGAATATAAAATAAAGGAAGGTAGCACATGAACCCTTTGGAAAACAGAAAACGAGTGGCGATCTTCGAATACGATTTCGCCAAGGACGGCGGCGCGGTTGGTGACATTGCCCTGCGCGGCGGCGATATCCCGAACGGCGCTCTGGTCGATTTTGGTTTGATCGACGTTGTAAAGGCATGCACCAGCGGCGGCGCGGCGACCCTTGCTGTGAAGTTGGTTGCTGCTGAGGATATTTTGGCGGCTGAGGCTGTTGCGACCTTTGCCCTGAACGCAACCCTTGCAACAGTGCCTGTCGGTACGTCAGCGACAACTGTCAAAACAGCTGCCAGAAAAGTACCTGTGCTGTCAATTGCCATTGCCGCTCTGACCGCCGGGAAATTTCGGATAGTTCTTGAGTACACCGTAACCAGGTAATCTGGACCCGAACCGGCTATGACCACCATCAAAGAGAAAATGGCTACAGCAATGGCCAAAGCCTTTACTCCCGAATTACTCGGTGAAGAGATCGAGTACAGCGGCGTGCCGGTGGACGGAATCTTCCGTCTCACCGCCGCGCCGAAGGGGTCTAGCGCCGGGTCAAAAAGCGTCGGTGAATTGCAGGTTCTGGTTGCCGATGTTCCGACCTGGGCGGTTGACGATCTGGTGGTGATCGACGGTAAAAACTGGCGGGTCAAGTCGGCGATGGAAGGCTCGACATCTTACAAGCACGTGCTGCAGATTGAGAGCGACAGGAGGATGCGGCCATGAGTTCGGCAACTATTCCAAGTGGCGCAAGGCTGGTCTTCCGCAACCTTGCGGAGCTGCACCGCGACCTAAAACGGTATGACTCGAAGCGGAAGGGCGTTGCAGAAACGGCGGTAAAAGTCGAGTTGTTCCGGTTGATGCGCGAGCTGCAGAAAGATCTGCGTCAAGGCCAGGTTGCAGGGTCAGCGTTTACTCCGCTCAGGGTTGTCAGCCGTGGCACCAGGGCCAGCAAAAAACCGCTCGCCGCACTGGCAGTCGCGGTGCGCTACAGCGTGAAAAAAGAGGCCGATGAAACCGTTATGTCGGTCGGCTTCGATGGGCCGCAAAGCTCTAAGTCGTGGCGGCGTATCGCCCATGCTGTTCAGGAAGGCGGCACTGCAGATCCAGGTCGGCGGATCATCGGCTCTACTTTGCGGAAATTGTGGGCGACAATTGGCGGCGACTATAAAAAAGGACGTGGCAAGGCCATAGCAAAATACTTTTTCCTGCGCAAAGGAACGACCAGCCTTGAGATCAAGCCACGCCCGATTGTCGTGCCGTTCTGGGATGCACACAAGGACCAGGCGGAAAAAAACATTGTCAGCAATTTTGAACGTAAGCAACGCGGTGAAAAAATATGACCACCCTGTCTGAAAATATCGCCCAGGCCATCGCCGACAACAGCTTTCTTACCAACTGGTGTTTGGATAAATACGAGCAGTGGCAGACCGTTCAGCTCGGCATAGATCTTGATCGTCTGCCGGCGGATAACGAATACCCCATTGCCATGGTTGCCCAGGTCTCAGGCCTTGAGGGTAAAGCCGTCGCCATGGAATCCGCAGAGGTTGTCATTACCTGCGGAATAGCCGACGAAAGCGATCCGGTAACTGTCGACCACCTGAAAAAGTTCAACCAGGTAAACGACCTGGAAGATTTCCGGCAGTTGGTCCTGGCCGCAGTTGAAACCGCCGATCTGTTCGGCGGCTATGTCGAGCAGGTCCAGGTTGAAAACGACCCGGTCGAGATGTTCCCGATTTTCTCGACCAACATGATTGTCAGAATCAAGTACCCGGCCCCGATGCGCGGTCGCTGGGATAAATAAAACAGTAACGCAGCATACGAGGAGAATCTCATGGAAGCAACAGCACTGCAGTACACTATCGGCACCGATGCCGCGATAGTTCTTGATTACGGTGAGGCGACTCAGGCCGTGGTCAAGGGTTTGAACAAATTGGCAGCGCCTGGTTTTACCCGCCAGGTCATTACTATCGACGAGTTTCGTAACGAGTTCGCACGGGCGTTTGCCGGTGGCGGATCATATAACGATTTGTCTTTTGGCGGCAACATGGTTGTCGGTGATCATGACGGCCAGAACCGGCTAAAGAAATTTGCCTATGACAAAACCAAACTGGTTGGCCGGGATATGCTCTGTTTTCTCGATATGGAACATTTTTTCACTACAGATCTTGCCAACGATCCTTCCTCCTCAATGCAGATCGTCGATATGACATCGGGCGAGGTTGGTAAAAATGACGCTTTTCCTATCACTGGTAAGATTGTCCCGAACGGCAGGCTTGCCGTCTACACCGCCCATCACACCGAAGGTGCGGTGCCGACCATCGCTTTCGTCGACGGCGGCGTGGCAAACGACACCATTACCGACTCTGCCAGTAAATTTATCACAAAAGGCTTTGTCGCCGGGATGACTCTACTGATCCTTGACTCGACCAGCAACGACGTAATCAATACCACGATCACTGCAGTTGTTGCCGGCACGCTCACTTTGGCGACAAAGGGCGAGCTCACCGCAGAAGCCGGAGTCGCAGGTATGGAGCTGCACGGCGGCGGGCTGTAATTAATCAGGACAGACCGGCTGGAGGGTGTCCCCCCATCACCCATCCCGAAAATCCAGCCGGGCTGTTTTCTTATCTATCAAGAGGGGGGCTTGATCTTTAAAAATGGGGAACACGAAAATGCCAAGACTTACCTCACGAGTGTCCATGTGGTTCGACTATCCCGATGACCCTGACGGTGGCCGTGTAGAGATCCAAAACCTTGATGAGAGCGATATTGCCGCGATTACCGCTAAATCGTTTACTAACCGCACCGCCTATAATGATGAGCTAAAGCGGCCCATCCAGGAGCAGAACTACAACGCCCTGGTTGATCGGCAGGAAACTGTAGTCCGGGCCGTCGTCAACTGGGAAAACTTTTTTGACCAGGTCGGGAAGCAAATGAAATGCAGTGAGGCCGCAAAGCGTAAGTGGGCCTGCTCCAATGACTTCATGGCTTTTGTCAACGAGAAACGGGCGATTGTTGAGGAGGCTGCGCGTAAGCAGACAGAGGAAAAAAGAAAAAACTAATCGACTATTCCGCCTGGTTATCCGGAGTCGGGCGGGATAGTTGCCGGGGGTGCCTTGACACCTATGCGGCTCGCAACAAAAAGCGGCCCTGGGATAAGGCGCCGCCGGTGCAGAAACAGCCGCCATGTGGGACCTGCCGACCGGAGTTGCACCAAGGCAACATGATGGCGGTGGCGGTATACAGCCGCTGCAATGATCAGTGGCGCTACAGCAGCGAGACCGGAACGATGACCATCGACAACGGCAATATCGAGGTTGTCATGGATGCCATGCAAATCGACATCATGGACCGGTTGGCAGTTTTTGACGATGTAAAAACGATTATCGGCGAGATTGCCGGACTGATCGCAGGCGAACAGCAAAAGCAGCGGGAAAAGGCGCGAGAGAAAAAGAATGGCTCAGCTCAAAATAGATCTCATCGTCGATGATAAAGGATCGATAGTCGTTTCGAAATTTGGCGGCAATGTTGCCAAGGATCTCGGAACGGCTGGGAGCTATGTCGATAATTTCGGCAAGCGGCTGGCTGTCGGCGGCGCGGCGATTGGTGCCTTTGTCACAGCCTTCGGCACGATCCTGGCTCTGGTTGGCGGCAAGGGCCTGCAGGTCTTTGCCGATATCGAGACCAGGCTGATCGGCGTCCAGAAGACCACAGATTTTACCGCAAAAGAGATGGCCACTTTCGGCGCGGCCATTACCGATATGGGCCGTCGCGTGCCTGTCGCCACCGCCGCCCTGCTCGATATCGCCGGGGTTGCCGGGCAGCTGGGGATTAAAGGTGTAGGCAACGTCGCGAAGTTTACCGAGGTTGTCGGTAAACTGAGCCTTGCTACCGATATCGTCGGCGCTGAGGGCGCTGCATCGATAGCCCGGTTGTTGAATGTTACCGGCGAGGGTATCGATACCGTCGATAAATTTGGCGCGGTGATCGTTGCGCTCGGTAATAATTCAGCAGCTACCGAATCTGAGATTCTTGGTCTTGCCACTGAGGTAGGTCTTGCCACTTCCGTTTTTTCCGTGACTTCGTCCGACGCTCTGGCCCTTGGCGCGGCGATGAAATCAATCGGTATTCAGGCAGAACTCGGCGGCTCTGTTGTCGGTCGGGCGATGCGCACCATTGAAGCCTCGATTGCCGCCGGCGGCGATGAGATTAAAAACCTGTCGATAGTTACCGGCATTGCCGAGAAGGATCTCAAACAGGCCTTCGGCGACAACGCCACCCTGGTTTTCCAGAAATGGCTGCAGGGAATCGGCGGCATGATCGAGGGCGGCATGACCGCTGCCGAGGCCCTTGAAATGTTTGGTCTGAAGGGTGAAGAGGTTTTGAAAGTTCTTCCGACCATGGCGGTTAATACCGGCGTGCTCGACAATGCCCTGCGTCTTGCCAACGATGAGATGGAGCGCGGCACAGCTCTTGAAATTGAGTCGGCAAAGGCGGGCGAGGCTTTCGCCGCGCAGATGGATATCGGTCGCAATATCCTGACCGAGATGGGATTTGCAATTGGTGCAGAACTTGCCCCAGAGATGAAAGGGCTTATCGGTAATTTCAAGGAATGGTGGATTGAAAACGATAAGATCATTACCCAGGATATCGCCGGGAATATCGGCGATCTGGCAACTGTCGTCTTTCAAAACAAGGATGCTATTATCAGCCTCTTTGGCGGGCTTGCTCAGGCTGCAGCCGCGACCGTCGAGGGTGTCGGTAATGTGGTCAGGAGTATTCAAGGCCTGGCTATCGTCGCCGCCTCGAAGGACAAGTCTCTTGCCAGCTGGCTGATAGCCGATCCGGCAGACATGAAGGTCTGGCAGGATGAAATCCTGAGCGGTGTGGCCTTCATGAAAGACCGGTTGGTTGAGGTCAGGGAAAAAATATCCGAGACCCAGGACTCGTGGGGAAATTGGAAGGATAAAGAAAAGCTTCTTGAGCCGTTGCGGGCTGAAGAAGCCAGGCTCGTTGTCGAGATTGAGAACCGGGGTAAGGCGACAACTGCCGCCGGTGAAGCCGCGACAACAGCCGGGGCCGCAGTCGTCGAGGCTGAAAAGAACGTCCAAACCAGCGTTCAAGCAACTGTCGAAAAGCACAAGGAACTGGACCGAAGTCTTTTCACCACCGGCAACGTCGGAGTCGAGCAATACGACAAGATCGACGACGCCATTAATAAGTATTTCACCTCCCTCGATAAAGCCACCCAGAAAGAAGCAGAAAGAACCAGGTCCCTCGAACAATCCAGGATAGCCACAGAGCGCCACATCCTTGCCCTTAACGGCATCCAGAACGCCGCAGGGACTGTTGAGGATTCGTTTGTCACTCTCGTCAGGCTCAATAAGGAATACGAGGAGTCGACGCAAAAAACCACCGAAAAGGCGGGCATGGATTGGTCGATGTTCGCAACCGGTGCCAGTTACTCGGTCAGAAATGTTTTGGGTGACAGCCTGCGCGGAGAGTTCAATTCAATCGGCGAAGCATGGAAAGGTCTTACTGACCGAATGCTCTCGACCTTTCTCGGAATTGCCGCAGAAATGGCTGCAGCTGGACTTGCCGATAAAATTTTCGGCACGTATTCAAGCAGTGGCCAAAAAGAGTCGGCTGGATGGATTGATGCCGGGCTAGACTTTGTTACAGGTTTGTTTGAGGGTAGCGGTTCGGGGTCAGGTGGATCCGGTGGCGCCGGATCAGGGTCTTCAGGGTCCGGCTGGATTGGTCCGGCAATTGATGTTGTTACCGGGATCTTTGGTTTTGCGGAAGGCGGAATCCATCCTGGGGGGCTGCGGGTTGTCGGCGAGAAAGGACCGGAGTTGGAATTTACCGGGCCGTCGACAATCTTGAGCAACTCTGATTCTAAATCGTTTCTTTCCGGTGCTGGTGGATTGTTTCCGCTCATTATGATGCTCAGTCAAAGCACGGCGACAGCTGGTGAAAAACTCGCCATCTTCAATTCCGTGATCACCTCTCTCGGGCAGACATCGGAAGATATCGCAGACTCAAAAATTCTTACCCTGACCAGGGCAATCAATATGGCCGGCGCTGCTTCTGAGTCGGCAGCAGACATCATGCACGGCCTAAACGAAGCACATGAAAAAGAAAGTGAGGTTGCCGGTGAAGCTGCGAAAAGCAAGAACGAATCGACCGAGGCTACGACCGCCGGTGCTGCTGCAACAAAAGCAGAGAGTGCTGCAAAAGTTGATTCGGCGCTTGCCACTCAGAGTTTGGCTGAAAAAGCTATAGCGTTTGGCATAGACGCGATTGCGACAGCGGCAAAAGTCGCCACTACCTCTGTCGCTACGGCAACGCTGGGGGTTGTCGGCCTGGCTGCGGCCAAAGCTCTGTCGATCGGCATAGACGTCTTGGCGGAAAAAGCGAAAGGTCAATTTGCCGGTACCGGATTTTTCGGGGCGAACGAAGGTACTGACACCGATCCTGGAACCAGCGGCATGACCGACATCGGCGGCGGTGGTGGCATGGGGACCCACGATCCAGGAGGCGGAAGCGGTACAGGCGGTGCAGCCGGAGGTTCCGAGGCGACAGGCCCAAGTGGTCCTGGATATGGTGATGATAATGAAGGCGGAGTGCTGGCAGCAACTGGCGGCTGGCTTGGCGCTCACCCTGACGGCGGATTGATCCGGGAAGGCTCTGGATCTGCGGACGATGTTTTCCTTGGCATGATAAACGGTCGGGCCAACTGGGGAATGGGTCGGGAGTTTGTCGTTAACCAGCGGCAAACCGCTAAATATTGGCCTGAGTTGCTGGCCATCAATAATGACACATTTGCCGACGGTGGCATGATCGGCGGATTGCGTGGAATTATACAATCACCGCCAAGGCTGCTGGTTGAAAATGGGTCTGGATCGATATCTTCGGAATCGTCCGGGATGGAAAAGCAAATTGCTGAAATGCGTAACGACATGAAAGCTGCTCTCCATGCAATCGCCGGTAATACGGAAAAGATTTTGTCAATTGTCCGTAGGTGGGAAGGACAGGGAATGCCTTTAAGGGGCTAACGATATGAACGAGTTTAAAATATTAAAGCCAGTCGCGGTAACCGACGCCACCCTGACCGCAACCAATATCCCCGAAACGGATGAGTCGGATTATGCCGCAGGAACAACCTACGCCGCAGGCGACAGAGTCCAAATAGTAGATGCCGAAATTCATAAAATTTATGAATCCGCGGTCGCTGCCAACACCGGCAACAATCCGCCGGATAATATCTATGACGATTCGGTCGATCCGCCGACCGGATGGTGGATCGAAATTTCCGCTACCAATCCATGGAAGATGTTCGACGGCAAAAGCCGGGCGGCTTCCACCCTGGCCGGTGATATCGTTTTTGAAGTTACCCCGGGAGAAGTGATCGGCGCCATCGCCCTGCTCAATATCGAGTGCGCCACTCTCAACGTCACTCTCACCGATCCGACCGATGGCGAAGTCTATAACCGGGACATCGATCTTTCCGACCTGACCGAGGTTGTCGACTGGTACACCTGGTTTTTCTCGCCGCTGCTCAGCAAACCGAACGCGGTGCTCACCGATCTGCCGAGGTATCCCGCCGCGACGATCACGGTTACCGCCACGGCAATAAACGGCTCGGCAAAAATCGGAGAGTTTATCTACGGCAATCTGAAAACCATCGGCACCCTGGTCAACGGCACCCAGTTCACCATTGAGGACTGGTCGAACAAATCCAGTGACCCCGAGGGGAATCCGGAGATCGTCCAAGGCGACTACACCGACCTTATAGATTTCGAAATCGTTATAGACTCGTTCCGCGTCTATGACATTCGCCGGACCCTGGCCCAATACCGTGCAACGCCGCTGGTCTACATCGGCAACGAAGAGTATACCGAGACCATCATCTATGGTTCGCTTGAACGTTTTTCAACTGTCACCAATGACGGCACATTTGCCGCCTGCAATATCGAAATAAAGGAGTTGAGTTAACATGACAGATATCCCGAAGCACACTGGCCAGCTGCCCAGCCACCGGGGGCAGAGCCAGGCGCAGTTTGATGTGAACGCCGAAAATCTTTTAAATTGGCTGGTCAGTCTTCCGGCACCGATCACGGCTTTAGTGTCCGAGGTTATCGCCCTGGCGGATGCGAAAAACTATAATCCTGCCACCACTTATAACGAAACTGGATACCTCAGACCGTCTTTTGTCTACGGATCTGACGGACGGACATACGTCTGTGTCGGTGAGAATGTCGTTGGCGATAACCCGGTAGGGTCGATAACCGGCAATTGGAACGCTGTATTCCTGAGTATCAACGATCTTTATGACGTTGTCCACAACGATATCATCGGCGGTAATATTACGGTGTCTGGTAATACTCTCACGATAGAACCGTGCGGATGTTGGGATTCTACCCGTAGCGTTTGGTTGGAGACCTCGGTAAATAAAGACGTAATACTCCCGTCTGATGTTAACCAGGATTATTTCGTTTTCGAAGTTCGGCTGGTAGCAGATGGTACAAGTGATTTTAAAGCGTATATGACTATAAATGGGCCAGAAAGTGATGCGCTAGTTGACGCGTGGAGGCAAGTCAGTTTTGCGAAGAACAATGGCGCGGGTGTTATCATGCCGTTCAGGCAGAACGGTGATGATATTTATTACTCCGCTGCCACCAGTAGCGGGAATTTACCACAGCTTACCGCTACCGTCGCTGCAACGCTTACGGGGTACCCGCTGAGTACGGTGATTCCGACTTTGTTAAAAGGGTATGTTGAAATTCGCAGTTTGGCTGGCGGTGGCATAGCATTCTCGCAAAACGGGACTGATGTTGTGTGGGAAATAGCGTCCGAGGCGGTTCACCCACTGATACCGGCGAACGATACATTGTATTTCCGGTACTCTTCGTCTTCGTCCGCGCTTAAGATTCGTAGAATTACTTTAAGGAGATAGCCCAGTGTGGAAATGTGTATTTAAAAAAGGAAACAACAGGGGCTCAGGATTTGATCGTGAACCGTTGAATGATGAATTTACCCAATATATGCATCCTTCACAGTGCGCTTTTTTTAATATCGTGCCGCAGCGGTATATATGGAACGGTGACGGGATAGTGGAGTGGCCTGGATGGGCAGATGAACAGCAAGAGCAAGCCTATGCCGCTGCCGTCGCCGAACAGGAACATGAAATCAGGAAAAAATATGCGGCGATGCTGGTTTCTATTACTCAACCATATGGCGATGCGGAGCGAGAAACCTGGAAAACCCAGGAGGAAGAAGCTAACCACTGGACCGCCGACCACGATACACCTTGCGTCATGATTCGAGCGATGGCGACAACGCGGGGTATCACGGTTGATTTGATGGCCGCGAAAATTCTGAAAAACGCTGAACTTTTTCGAGCAGCATCCGGACAGATCCTCGGTATGCAACAAGCAGAGCTTGACTTGCTTTATCCAGACAAAAAAGAAGAAGTTTGATTCTCTTGCGAAACAATAAAATAATAATCGGAGAAAAGAAATGACCCCAATTGTCGCGACCACCGATATTGCCACAAGTGACCCATTTATCCTGTCCGGACCAGCGCGTATCCGTGCGGATGATATCCCCGAAGGCGCAACAGTAACCATATACGAAGAAAGAGTGGATGGTGGCTACGAACCTGCTCGGGACGGCGGCGTCCAAATCCAACTCACCAGGACCCAGCCTTCACGGATCGTTGAAGGATACGGTAATTACAAAGCGCTGAAATCGGTATCCACTATCGGAGATGTCGGTTATGAGAATTAGTTCGGCGTCCAAGGCGGCCGTTCGACCAACTGTGCGCGGGCCGCTTTCCGGCGGCTCAGTGCTTGGCATTCCCGGAGATCCTTCCGCATTGTGGCTAATAAAAAATGGTGTACTTCAGCCAGAATCTATCGGCAAATCAATCGGGCCGGTGCAACCGGGACAGTCCCTATATTTCGAGGGAGCACAATTAATATCTGTGCCGTTTATATCGCTTCCCGGCGCATTTGAGATCGAATGGTATCAGTCGGCGGATAATGCCAAATCCGTTGGATTGCCACCTGTTTTCGGATACTCCCTCGATAATGACTACATCGGGTTCAATAATGCGGCCAGTTATAGACTGACTCTATCCATTGTGGGAGGCAGTACAATATACTGGGTGGGGGTAGACACCTCTGCCAAGCACTATAAACTCGTCAGGGATGCCAGTAATAATGTAGTGTTAACTGTTGACGGTGTTGCCAAGTCCCCTCAAGTTGCAACCGGGACGCTTGATATTAATCAGATAGGTAAATCACGGTTCAGTAATTATTTCGGCGGCCACTTATGGGGGTTGTCTGTTAAGGGCGCGAATGGTGGGACGTTACTCTCTATTCCCGGCGCTAAGGGGTTAACCACGGCTGTTCCGGCGTTTCCAAAATTCGGAACCGTGTCGGGCGTTGCTACTAATTTTTTTGCCGAACATTTTGACGGCTTAACGGGATTGGACCCCAATATACTCGGTTTTACCGCCGCCACAGATGGTAAAATCTTTCCTAAATCCACACACCTTTCAGGCGTTGAACGCAACGGCAACGACTATCTTCAGCAACTCAATTCAGTTTCAAATTTCGACGCTTCCGGTGTCTGGGTTGATGGGGCAGCGGAACCTCTGGTCCCGGTAACGACTCACTACGAAAACGGCAGCGGAGCTATCTTGCTCGAAACGGCAGAGCAGGACGTTGCTGTTTCTGCCTCGGCAAATATAGCCGCTAGATTCGATTCCACGGATATATGGGTGTTGCGAGGATATCTGGAGGGTGTAACTGATGTAAACGTCAGGGTAACATTTTCGAATGGGGCGGCGACCGCAGTATTCACAACCGATGAAACAGCGGAATCATGGGGCAATAACGGCGTTGTATGGCTGGATATTGAGTCGGCAAATCTTGTCTTGACTGGCTGGACACTCGGATCAACCACCGCAACAAATATTAAAATCGAGGCGTGGGGCGCTCCAGGGGTTAAATTTTGGCTGGATATTATTGCTCGTAATCCAAAGGCCAGGACAAAAATAGCCTTCACGTTTGACGATATCAACGACTCGGATTACTACGCATATCAGTACCTAGCAACAAAAGGGTTCAAGGGGGCATCATTTGTTATATCCAGTTATGTAGATCGATTAGATATATTCAAATTAACCTTGGCCCAAATGACAGAGATGTATGCAGCCGGTTGGGATTTTGGAAACCACACCACAGATCACTCGGACCTTACCCTGCTCGACCTTGCCGCCCAAACAGCAAAAATCAGCGGCTGTTCGGCGTGGCTCAATACCAATGGATTTACCCGCGCATCTGATTGCGTGGCTTACCCGTTCGGGAAGCGCAATGCGGATACCGTATCGGCTTTAGCATCGTTGAATATACTGGCTGGGCGCACCACATATACTAAATACCAGGAGACGGCTACCGGGACAGAAAACCCGTATGAGCATAGTGTCAGAGTGTCTGTTGGCTCCAGCACATCTCTTGCTGCCGCAAAAACATTAATTGATAATGCGGTAACCAGAGGTGTATCGGCAGTCGTATTAATCCACCGGCTCGTAGACTCCGCTCCAGGCACATATGAGTGGTCAAAATCCGATTTTGAGGCACTGGTCGATTATATCAAAGCGTACAGCGATAATGGCCGGTTGGACGTAATGCAATATCGGGATTGGGTTGTTGGCAGGAGTGCTGCTGCTATTACTGAGTACGATATCACAGGCGGGACATTACAGCATCCAGGCCCGATAAAACTATCGATTCAGGGGCCAGCTGATGCGTGTTATTGGCCATCTGCGCCGAGAATCCTGCTCAGGACCGGAGTTGATAATGCAGTTTATAACGCTGATGGAACCGGCAAAACATTTGCATCTCATGCCCTGGCCCTTGCTGCAATGGCTACTGTTGCCGACGACGAGTATTTGTTCGCCGGGACAAAAGAGGCGGTGCTTTATCTGACCAGCCAACTCGCAAATGCAGCACGAATCAAGCGGGCTGTCGGTGACGCAACGTGATTGATAAGAAACTACCATATGGCACCGCAAGGAGAAAATTTGAAAAGGAAAATATCAAAAATATTTGACCGGTGCTATCTCATGGTGATGCGATTTATGGGCCGTCAACCGTCGCGCCAAATGACCGAGCTGGAAATATGGGAGACTGACCGCAAGGCCAAATTTTATGACACTCAAGCCAAAAAGGGGCAAAAATGAAGAAAATGATCAACGCATTTTTCACACTGTTGTTTCTGCTGTTCGGCGTTTTGCTTTCAGGGTGTAGTTTACTTTCCGGGCCCATTATCGAAAACTCCAAAAAAGTCGTTACGACTACAGACAAGAGCGGCAACATCATAATCACGGAGACAGACCAGGCGCCGGACGCCATATCTCCCGAGATAGCTGAGATGGTTCAGGCTTGTTACGAATCGTTCGGTAGCGATGAGATAGACGAAAAATATCTATCCAGAATGGATTCAAGCGATATCAAAGATATCCTCGTTTTCAAGGAATTCCGTGCCGGGTTGCGTGATGCTTCGGGCTTCGATCCTCGTCAGGTCTGCGCCACGCCGAAAACCATCTATGACTATGCCATTGCTCATGACCAGCAGCTTTACGATACCATTCGTCACGGCCTGTCTGTGACCGGCGATACAGCGAAAACGCTCGGTCCATGGGGCGCTGTTTATGGGGTGGCAAAGCGCGGAATAGCAAATGCCGGATCAACAAAAATTGATGGCGAAACAGTCAATATAAACGACTCGCTCAACCGTCCGGAAGTCCACGCAACAGGGTCAGATAACACCGTTGATTATTCCGGGACCGTCCCGCAGCAGGTTGTTACCCCGGAGATAATCACAGTCCCTTAATCCTCACAAGAGGCAGGACATGGCAACAATCAGAACAGTTCCTTGTGAAGACCAGTACGGCAACCGATACTGGAAAAATGAAGAATGCCAAGATAAGTGCATTGCCGGCAACAAGGAAAGCATGATCCCGGAAATCTGCCCGTTCTACTCGAATCGTATTGCAACGGCCAAGGATGTTAATTTTCAACTCGGGGCGCGAATCGAAGAGTGCAGCGATCCTGAGTGCAAAAATTGAGGCTGATCGTCTCGACTGGAGGTCGACATGGATCTTTGTAAGGGTAAAAAATCTTCAGAGTTTTTGGTTGCCGTGCTTATTATCGCCCCCTGGTTCTGCAACAGCATGGGTATCGATCTGCAGCAACTCGCTCCTTTCCTGTCCGCGATAATGGGTATCGATCTGTCGCCGGCAATGGTTGAGGCCGGTCAGATCCGCGAGACCATCGAGGCGGCGAACCGGCAGACTAACGCGCCGGTGTGGGTTGGCTTTGCCTATATCGTCAGCCGTCCAATACTGAAGGTGGCCGCCGGATATTTCATCAAATCAAAGGGGATCGCCATAAATGATAATCCCGCAACCTAAACTCGAGCGGATTCCCTACGCGATGCACGGGATGAACTGTCTCGAGCAGATTTTCTTTAAATGGCGCAACCCGCCGCGCTATCGCCTGCTGGAAGATTATATCATCACCCTGGATGACGGCCTGCAGCTGCTCCACCCTGCTGGTTTCGTGATCGACGGTGCCTCGGTGCCAAGGCCATTGTGGCCGATGATCGAGCCGACAGGCACACTCCTTGAGGGCAGTGTCCCGCACGACATGTATTATCAGTACGGCTACCTGTTGGCTGTTCGTGAGCCTGGCCGATTTTTCAATATAGCATCGGAAAAACTCGCTGAAAAATATCCCTTGTCTTTTGGCGACAAAATGGTCCCGGTTTTCATCGGCCGTGGGCAGTTGATGGGCGATAAACTGTTGCGGGGGATAACCATCGAAAAGCACGGCGCCACGTTCGACGCCGAAAGGGCATATTACGCTCTCAGAATGTTCGGCTGGATTGCTTGGAATAAATACCGGCAGCACGGTCCTACTGCATACACCGTCAATAGCCTGGACCTTCCCGGCGTAACCGAAAAGGGGCCTGTTTTCTGATGGTAGATTTCCTGGAGCAATGGTGGGGGTTGATTTTGGCTTTGACAGCATATGCACTCGCAGGGGCATGGTGGGGTGGAAGAATACAAAAAGATGTCGAAAACCTCAAAGCTGGGAAGTTTGTATCAAACGAATCATGCACTGAAAGGCAGACGGCACTAAGGGCCACAAGCGATATTCAGTTTGCGTCGGGAAATGCTCAGTTTGCTGAAATTAAAACACTGATAGCCGCAAACGACCAAGCCAGCCAACACCGCCACCAGGAAGTGATGAACTATCTTTTGAACTTGGGAAAGTGATGAGCACGGTGAAAAGAATTCAAGAACTCCTTGATTGCGCAACAGCAGTGCCGATTTACGATAAATCAGGGAAGATAATAAACCCGCCTGGAGTCGAGGCAGCAATTGAGGCAAGGGCTCTCCGTCGGTGTTTAAAGATTGCAAAGGAAGAGAAAAACAATGACCAAGTATTATCTGAAAGCATTTGACGGAACAATGGTACACGAAGGCCTCGGTGAGCTCTCGAATGATCCAAGAGATCCTGGTGGGATGACCTATTCCGGGATCGCGCGCCGATGGTGGCCGAAGCTGCGTATGTGGACTATTATCGATATGTGTCTTGCCGAGGATAGAAAAATTCCCCTGCAGAAATTACTACCCGAAATAAAAGAGTTTTATCACACTAATTTTTGGAATTTGATTTGTGGTGATAAGCTGGCTCAAATGTCACCAGTCTTGGCTGAAGAGGTATTCGATACTGCAGTCAATATCGATCCATATGATGCCACCAAGCTGTTACAACAGGCGTTCAATGTTGCTCGAGGTAACTACCAGGAAGATCTTCTGGCCGATGGCCGGCTTGGTCCAAAAACCCTGCAAGCCCTGGAAATATATTTTCAGCTGCCGGGTGGTAAATCCGCCAACGAAGAAATGCTCCTAAACTGTTGCAATGGTGAGCAGTACGTTTTTTACAAGGCGAACCCAAAAAGGAAAATCTTTCGTGGGTGGTTCAGTCGGGTTTAGTCCTGGTTTGTTTCCTGTCTGCCGGAAATAGTCGTTTTAGTGTAGTCAAATGTAGTCACAAAGGGTTATCGGCCTGAAACCGACAACCCTTTGTTTTTATTGGTACGCCCGATAGGATTCGAACCTATGACCTACGGCTTAGAAGGCCGTTGCTCTATCCAGCTGAGCTACGGGCGCAGATTTTGTCTGG